AAAATAATGCCCATGCTTTTTCCAACAGTCATTTTACAGTCTGCACGAATGTATAATGATGCATTTGTTCTTGTGGAAATTAATTCGATTGGTCTTCAGGTAGCCGATATTCTACATCATGATCTAGCCTATGAGAATTTAATCAAGATTCAAGTCAAAGGTAAACAAGGGCAGCAATCCACACCAGGATTTACAAGAAAAATTGCTTATGGTCTTAAAACATCAACGCAAACCAAAGCTATTGGATGTGCAAATCTGAAAACATTGATTGAGTCCGACAAACTCATTATCAATGATGCTGATACAATTATGGAATTGACCACCTTCTCAGCCGATAAGAAATCGTTTGCTGCCGAAGAAGGTAACAATGACGATCTAGCTATGACGTTAGTTCACTTTGGATGGTTGACTTCTCAGAGATATTTTAAGGAAAATATTAAAAACGACATTAGAAAAGTTCTTCAAGAAGAACAAATGAACATTATGGATAATGATATAGTTCCATTTGGTGTGATTGACAATGGTTTGAATGACTCAATGGAAATTGACAAAGATGGTGATATTTGGTTTGAGGATAGAGCAAAAAGATTCCCTTTTGACGATTATAACTGGACTTGGCGTGAAAAGCTCTAAAACTATAAATAATACTGAATTAGACTAATTTCTTATAAAGGAGAAAAACCAATGGCTTTTCAATTATCTCCAGGTGTAAATGTATCCGAAATCGACCTAACAACGATTGTTCCCGCTGTAGGTACGACTGAGGCTGCATTTGCTGGTAAATTTGTTTGGGGACCAATCGATCAAATTGTATCAATTTCAAGTGAAGTTGAATTGGTCAATACATTTGGTAAACCAGATTCCAACACCGCAATTGACTTCTTCACAGCAGCTAACTTCCTAGCTTATGGACGCAATCTAAGTGTTGTTCGTTCTCCTGGTGTAGGCATGTTTAACGCTACATCAGCTAATACTGGCCTATTCATTAAGAATTTGACAGATTTTACACAGAATTATAATTCTGGTGCAAATACCTACGGTCAGTTTGCCGCAAAGTGGGCAGGTGATCTAGGTAATTCACTTAAAGTTTCTATGTGGACAGGACAAAATTCAACAGCATTTTCTAGCTGGGTATATTCTGGTTACTTTGATGGTGTTCCTGGAACATCAAATTATGTAGCAAATAGACTTGGTAAAAATGACGAAGTGCACATTGTCGTTGTTGACGAAGATGGTCGTTTCTCAGGTACAGCAAATACTGTTCTAGAAAAGTTTGCCTATGTTTCTGCTGCTTCAGATGCAACAAGAGACGATGGTTCTACAAATTACTATAAAAATGTAATCAATCAGGCATCCAAGTATATCTGGTCACTTTCACATCCAGAATCAAACAGCACTTCTTGGGGTACAATTGCATCAAATGTTACCTATGGTAGCTCAAACGTTGCAACTACTATATCACTTGCTAACGGTTCATATGGATCAGCATCAGCCGCAAATCTAAGTAGCTCATATGATAAATTTAAGAACGCCGATGAAATTGATGTATCATTAATTCTAACTGGCGCTCATGGAAATGTAGTAGCAACTTACGTTATCTCAAACATTGCCGAGTTCCGTAAAGATTGTATTACCTTCATTTCTCCTGACCTAACAGACGTTGTTAATGCTACCGGAAGTGAAACAACCAATGCAATTGCTACAAGAAACAAGTTAACATCCACATCTTATGCATTCTTTGATTGCAACTGGAAATATCAGTTCGACAAGTACAATAACACATATCGTTGGGTACCATTGAATGGTGATATTGCTGGTCTTTGCGTCAAGACTGACTTTGAGCGTGATCCATGGTTCTCACCAGCTGGATTTAATCGTGGACAAGTTAAGAACGTAACCAAGCTTGCTTGGAATCCAAACAAGACAGACCGTGACAATCTCTATAAGAATGGTATTAATCCAGTTGTTACATTCCCTGGAGAAGGTACAATTCTTTACGGTGATAAGACACTACTTTCTAAGCCATCAGCATTTGATCGTATCAATGTCCGTCGCCTATTCATTGTCCTAGAGAAGGCTATCGCAAGAGCAGCGAAGTTCTCTCTATTTGAATTTAACGATGCCTTCACTCGCGCACAGTTCGTATCTCTAGTGGAACCATTCCTAAGAGATGTACAGGGCCGTCGTGGTATCTTTGACTACCGTGTTGTTTGCGATGAAACAAACAATACACCGGAAGTCATTGATCGTAACGAGTTTATCGGTGACATTTATATTAAGCCTGCTCGTTCCATCAACTTTATCCAGCTTAACTTCGTTGCTGTTCGCACGGGCGTAAGCTTTGATGAAATTGTTGGTAAATTTTAATAAATAAAAGAAACGAGGAGATAAAAACATGGCTTTTAATTTAGATCAATTTAGAGGGGCATTACAGTTTGATGGCGCTCGTCCAAATCTATTTGAAGTAAAGATGACCTTCCCCACACTAGGGGAAGGTGCAACAATTCAAAGTTCAAGAGCTGGAAATCAAATTAGCTTCTTCTGTCGCGCTGCTCAGTTGCCAGGATCAACAGTAAATGCTGTTCCTGTAAACTATTTTGGTCGTGAGCTTAAGTTTGCAGGCAACAGAACATTCCCAGAATGGACAGTGACATTACTTAATGATGAAGATTTTACACTTCGTAATGCTTTTGAGTTATGGTTAAATGGATTAAATTCTCATGCTGGTAATAGAAGAAACAGATTGTTTACTCAATCAACAAGCTATACACAAAATGGTAGCGTTACTCAGTATTCTAAGACAGGCGTTCCTCTTAAGTCTTATGACTTTGTTGGCATGTTCCCAATCGATATTTCACCTATTGATGTTGACTGGGCATCAAACGATGCTATTGAAGAATATCAAGTAACATTTGCCTACCAGTGGTGGGAATCAGCAGCCGTTAATAGAAGTGGTGGTACGCCTCCAGTCTATAACCCTGGCGTTGTTTAATCCAGGTATCATATATAAAGGAGAGGGGTAGTTTTACCCCTTTCCTATCATTTTGGAGAACTTGATGGCTGTTTCCCTTTTTGGATTTGAAATTTCTCGTAAAAAAGAACAATTAAAAGATGAACAATTAAAATCATTTACACCGCCGCAAAATGACGACGGTGCCGTAACTATTCAATCAGGTGCTTATTATGGCACCTATGTTGATTTGGATGGTGTGGTAAGAAATGAGATTGAACTTATTACAAGATATCGTGAAATGTCAATGCAGCCAGAAGTGGAATCTGCCGTTGATGATATTGTTAATGAAGCAATCATTCTTGAAGATAATGCACACTCTGTAGAAATTAATACAGATGATCTTAAACAACCCGCTTCAATTCGTAAAAAAATTAAAGAAGAATTTGATACCGTTATTCGTTTACTAGATTTTGGTAATATGGGGCATGATGTATTCCGCCGTTGGTATATTGACGGAAGACTTTTCTATCATATCATCATTGATGAAAAATCCCCATCTAAAGGTATCCAAGAATTAAGATATATTGATCCACGCCGTATTCGTAAGATTCGTGAAATACAAAAGATCAAAGAACCTGGTAGTGGAATGGACGTTATTAAGAACGTCAAAGAATATTATCTGTATAATGAACGTGGCGTTGTAGGCGCTCATTCTAATCTTGGTACAAAGATTTCCACAGATGCTATCATTAATGTAAATTCTGGTCTTATGGATGCTAAGAGAGTTATGGTTCTCTCATATCTACATAAGGCTATCAAGCCATTCAATCAGCTAAGAATGGTAGAAGACGCAACAGTTATTTACCGCCTCTCACGCGCACCTGAGCGCAGAGTGTTCTATGTTGACGTTGGTAATATGCCAACAGTTAAAGCAGAACAATATCTCCGTGATATCATGGTCAAGTATCGTAACAAGCTTGTTTATGATTCCACAACAGGTGAGATCCGTGATGATCGCAGACATTTATCAATGCTTGAAGACTTCTGGCTACCACGCCGTGAAGGCTCAAGAGGAACAGAAATTACAACTCTTCCTGGTGGCATGAATCTTGGCGAGTTGGAAGATGTTAAGTATTTTGAAAAGAAGCTATACAAGGCTCTTGGTGTTCCTGTTTCTCGTTTGGAACAACAGCAAGGTTTTTCACTAGGTCGTGCATCTGAAATTACCAGAGATGAACTTAAATTTAATAAGTTTATTAGCCGCCTTCGTAACAAGTTTTCAATGTTGTTTGATGACTTGCTTAGAGTACAACTTGTTCTTAAGAAAGTTTGTACAGAACAAGAATGGCAAGAATTTAAACAAGATATCTGGTACGATTATCTAAAAGATAATAACTTTGATGAGCTTAAGGAAGCTGAATTAAATACCAATCGCCTCGCGCTATTACAAGTTATTGATCCATACGTTGGTCGTTACTTTTCTAAGGAATGGGTACGTAAGAAAGTTCTTATGCAGTCCGATGAGGATATTGAAGAAATTGATGAACAGATGGCAACAGAAGCAGAAGCGGCTGCGCCACCAACAGATCAAATGGGTAATCCAATTGACCCTGCTACAGGTCAGCCAATGATACCACCAGTACAACCTGGTATGCCTGTACAGCCTGGAATGGATCCAAATGCTATGGCTCCACAGCCGCCGCTTCCTCAAGGAGCTGGATTAGCACCTGATCCAATGCAGCAACAGCAAGAACAAGCTAATATACCATCCAAGTTTGAAATTCAACCAGATGAAATTGAGTTTGTACAATGAACATTAAAAAGTTTAGATCACGCATAAATGAAGACTTAAACGGTGCTTTACTTCAGCCATCATCAAATGCTGCCGAAGAAGCAAAACGTATGGGTTTAAAATATGTTGGATTTGGTAGATATGAAGATCCTAGAACACAGCAAGTAACTCATATTGTTCAGAACGACAGACTTGTTCCATTCAAAGCAGCAGTTCGTACTGGTTCATATAAGCAGCAAAATTCAGATGATATGGGCAATTTTTCCAAAGCAATTGCTCCTGTAACTGAAAAGATAGCTGAAATGCTTAAGTCTTCATTTGATCCATCAAGTTATTCCGATCAAGAACTTGATGCTGTCCAAGATTATACAGAAGAAGGTTTCTTTGACATTAATCAAAAGTTATATTCATTGCCTGTTGGAATTTCAGCAGATGACATTGAACCAGAATATGACGGTGATAGAACTTACGAAAAAATTCAAGCTCTTGATTCAATGATGGCAAAATCATCAGCTCCTATTGATTTTATAACTTATACTTCTTTAAGTAAAGAATACAGTCTTGATGACTTTAAACCTGGCACAACATTCCAATTTAAAGGATTTAGATCAACATCAATTAATCCTTACACAGGTATCGACTATAATCCAAGATCAACAGCAACATCAAATCGCGTTATATATGCTCTCCAGATAAAAATTCCAAAAGGAAGCAGAGGTGCATATGTTGATGATATATCAGCTAATCCAGGAGAACATGAGTACATTCTTCCACGTGGTAGCATGATTAAAGTTAATGGCGGCCCTCAAAAGATTGTGGGTTCAAACGCTCAATGGAATATAAACAATCAGGAAATATACTTCTTTGATTGTGAGTTGGTTGGTTAATAAATATTAAGATTACACTTTAGGAGTTATAAGAAATGAATAACAATATTAAAGAGGCATTAGATCATATCCTTGATAATGATCTAGATGGTATGCGTGCTGCATTTTCAAATGCTCTTACAAATAAGGCAGTTGAAAGACTAGATGAAAAGAAGATTGAAATTGCTTCCAATTATTTTGGCTTAAACAAGTAAGAGTATAGTTATGAAAAGCATCAAAGATATCCGCGTCAATTTAGAAAGTCTGTCGGAAAACTTGGAATCATCAGACGATGTTCGCAAGTTAACTACACTTGTTCGCGCAGGACTGTTTGATGCTAATAAATTAACTATGTTAAAACGTGCTTTGAGAAAAGACAATACCAAGATGACAAAGGCAGAAAAAGATGCCTTAATACAATTATTGGATAAGTTGTTGGACACTGTTATGTCCAGTCAAGGTACTTTTATGAAGGTTAAGCAAAGTGTAGTTCATGAAGAAATTGAACCACCAACAGAAGAAGAAATTCTTGAGTCTTCAAAGTATGAATATAATCGTGATCCAAGAATTGCACCTGAAAAAGTAAAGAATGTTAATATTGATATCAATCAAATACCTTCCATCATTATGATTAAACGTAGAGCAATTCGTGTGTTTCCTGATGGACAAAAGGTTGCTCTTTATTGGGCAGACAAGATTGGTAAATATATTTCTATTCCATTTCAGTCAATTGGCTTAAGTGAAGATGTGGAAGATATTGATCAAGTATCTTTAAGAAAAAAGACAATTTATAAAAGTCGTATGGAAAGACAACACAAAAGTAATCCTACGCCACAAAGTGCAGCAGCTTTATCCACAGCATCTTCAAAGCTTGATAAAGAAAAAAAGAGACTATCAAAAAAATACAAGAATAAAGATCCACAGGGTGTAAAGCAAGTACAAAAAAGTACCGATGATCTAATTCAACAAAGACAAGCCGCCGTTAAAAAAAGAGTACAATCTTCTTACGATAAAAAGAAAGAAACTTATAAGAAAGAATTAGATAATAGAGGCGGTGGATTTGGAAAAGATTTCAGTGATCTTTCAGGTCATGGAATTGCTGGTGCCCTTGGCGGTGCATTGGGTATGATGGGTCATAGAGCAATGGCAGGAAAATTAGAAAAGCCTGTTAAGCCAAAAATATTAAAAGAATCCACAGCTAAATTAAAATTCAAGAAAAAAATAAGTGAAGTAAGACAGTATGGTGCTGCCGATGCTGCTCTTGATGCAGCAAGCTTTATACCTGGTCCAGCTGGATCAGCCGCAAGTTTAGCTTCTGCTGGAATGGATATTTCAAGAGGTGATTATTGGAGCGCAGCCCTTGATGCTGCCGGAGCAGTTCCTATTCTTGGTTATGCAGCCAAAGCTGCAAAGCTTGCCAAAGTTGCAAAGGCAGCTAAATTAGCAAAAGCCGGCAGCGAAGCTGGTAAAGTTGCAAAAGCTGGTGGTGAAGTGGAAAAAGTAGCTAAGGTAGGTGGTGAAGT